GTGCTCTTGATAATCTATAAATTACAAGACTATCTTCAATCATTCTTAACTGATTAAGTGCCTTGATTGCTTTGTGTAAATATGATAAAACTGTTCCTTTATTTCTATCTACTAAACCAGAACTACAATAGACAACAGAATCTTTTGCAATTTTGACTGAACCTTTTCTACCACCAGCACCTGCAATCATACCTGAGTTATAATTTGGTTTTGCTGTATATAAAAAATATTCCTCAATCTCTGGTTCATTTACACTCTCTTGAGGACCTTTAGGACCTAAGTCTAGTAATCTTGTTTTTGGATCCTCTTTCTTTTGTTGACGAACAAACTTCATCTTCATAGGATCAATATATCTAAGCTCCTGTATTCCAGCCATTGGATTTTTAACATCTATGACTTTTAGGTAATATAATCTACCATCTATGTACCAGTTACGAAATATCTCATGTGCTTTACGATCAAAATCTAATATTTCTTTTATATTTTTAAACTCTTCTCTAATTACTTTTTTGAGTGTATCTCCAGCATTTAAGTTTGATAACTCTATTTCAACTGGAGAATCATATAAATCACTAACTATCGCTTCATTAACAACATCTTCAATAGCACCATCTGCTTCTGGATGTAGAGCCATCTCACGATATCTACGAATGAGATCATGTTCAGTTTTATAAACACCTTCAATATCAAGATAAGATCCATAGAATCCACTTGAAATATAATTATCAACCCCGTCCTGATTTGTTTTCGGGACAGGGGATATTACTGACGGTGATTTACTTTTACCATCATCAATAGAAAAACCAAACAGTTTAGCCATAGTATAATATTTTTACTTCTATTATAGCACTATTTAGGCGATTAGTTAATGTCCTCTCCACCAGCGTTAGCACCGTTACCTTTAATTGCTTCCCAGTAAAGAACTTGAAGTTCGACCTGAAACTCTTGAATTCCTTGAGCATCATAAGATAATTCAATAGGTGCAACCTGTGTTGGGAATACATCATAGAAATGATACTTTCTTAATGTCTCTCCACTACGATCAAGTTGGAATACAAATGCGTCTGCCTGATAATCTGCTGGATTAGTTGTACCAGTGTTATCAGAAACTCTGTTGATTGTATTCATCCACTTTTCAAAAGCAGACCTGATTGCAAAGTCAGTATCGTTAATTATTGTTATTGTCCAAGTGTCGAATGTGCGATCACCAGCAATTTTTAAAACCCTACCTCTGAATGGAACTTCAATCGGAGCAACGTTAGATGCAGGTAAGTTTGCTGCTTTGACTAAGAATCTTGCCTTATTCAAAATATCATTCAAACCTTCCACATTAACTGCAGGTGGAAAAGCGAGTTCACATTCAAAGAGATTTGAACGTGCACCACCACCACTTAGTTTACTCTTGAAATCAGTAATCTTTCTTAATGGAGGTGGATTGAGTTGGTTTCTTGTAGCCATGAGTTGTTACTTCCTTAAGTTAATTAAATGTTACCGATTACTTCCTCAAAGGATACGCCAGTTCTTGTAGCAACAAAGGTTAGACCGATGAAGTTGATTGAACGTGCGGGTTTAATGAAGATATCTGCGACAAACTCATTATTGTCTATTACAGATGCGGTGTTGTTAGTTTCGTCACATATGACGACATAATCAAAGATTCCTCGTTTTGCTTGAGTATCACGAAGGAATGGTTCAACAATATTTACAAAGTTTGTTCTTGTGATCTCATCATTGAACTCAAATAATTGATCCCTAGCAGCAGCAGAAATCGCATCCTCAAGATAGATGAACAAACGACGTACGTTTATTCTATCAAATGCGGACGATTTTCCAAATCCAGTCTTATCACCGAACAAGATGATACCATCACCTGGTTGGAAAATTACTGGATTAATTCTATTAGAGTAAAGTACATCTCTTTGAAGTTTGCTAGGATTGTATGCTAGTTTAACTGCATTAAGTATTGCACCTCTTGAGTTACCTGCTGGTGAGAACCAAGGGAATTGTGTAAGATCATTTCTAGCACAAGTTCCAGCGATATCACCATTTAGTGGTACATAACGGAACGTATCACTAAATCTATCGTACATATATTTGTATCCGCTATCGAATACCCCATAAGTCGTAGATGTAATTGGTGAGTAGAAATTAATAACCTCATTAGTGATTTGAGAGTCACTATTTTCAGTAACAGTTCCTACTGTTCCATCATTAATAAATGTTCCTCTATTTGGTGAGATGAATGCAATTGCATCCTTTCTTGTTTCAGCGATTTGTATTAGTTTATTCGCTTTTGCCTGAACAGTTGATCTTGTTCCTGAAGCAGAACCCATTAATAGGAAATCTATCTCAAAGTTTTCAGTATTTTCAAACAACTCATAACCTGTTGATATCTCTCCAAGAGTAGCAGTTAATGCACCAGATGCAGTAAGACTCGTTCCACCCTGATAATTAACACCACCTGCTAATGTATAAGTGTTGCTTCCAGAACCTGCAAATGAAATACCTTCAGCATCTTGATCCCAAGCAATGTCTGTTGCTGGAGTAAATCCAGAACTAAAGTTAGTAGCAACGACACCTGCTGGTTGTGATCCACCAAATACATTTGTTGATGTATTATAAAGATATTTTCTCCAATATGCTGTGCTACCTACAGAGTATTCAGCATCTTTTGCTTTCGACAGTGAAATGTGCTTCTCTAAAATTGTTCCTGCGTTACCTGTAACCTCTCCTGCACCATCAATTACAAGAACATGAATCTCATCAAATCTTGAGTTTCTTGCTGCTGCATAACTTGATGTACCTGGTCTTTCAACTATTGAGTTCCAAGTAATTGTTGATCCTGCACCAGTAAGAGTGAGTGTCTGCTCATCGAACCAGTCTCTCGATCCAGTGAATGATGTTGTTACTGCTGCTGTGCTAGTTGTTGTTACAATACCGATTGTCGCATTATTTGAATCATATTTAAACTGATATGTACCAGATTGTTGATAATCTTGTGCTGTCTCTGTTCCAGCAATAGAAACGTGTGAAACAAACTTAACTGTAATCTCATCAGACGCAGGTCCTACCTCAGTAACAATACCTTTAAAGAATCCTGTTAATTCTGAAGTTGATCCTGAACCAACTAAAACTGTTCCTGAAGGAACTTGTTGTGTAACACCCATACCAACTGTGATATTGGTGCCTATTCCTGTTGTTGATATACCACTTAATACCTGATCTGCAAGTCCATCAATTGTTGCTACCCTTATCCCATTTCCCCATGAACCAGGATTTCTTGTTGCGAATGTAACACCAGTGATTGTGTTATTATCGTATCCTAATTGATTGTAATGCTCTGTGCTTTTTATTTTGAAACTTGATGCTGATCCTGTGAAAGCATTTCTTAAATCAGTATCGTCTGCTCTTACCACCCTCATATTTCCACCATATGCTAGGTAAGAAGAGGCAACTAACCAATCTTCATAATGCTTGTCTGTCTCGTATGGTTGACCAAAGTTGTTTAGTAAGTCAGACTCATCTGTTACTAAAACTGGTTCTCCGACAGGTCCTTTTGCAAAGGGAGCAACAAGTGCACCAATTGATCCAGAGGTAGCGTCTACTCTACCAATGGTTAAATCAACCTCTCTAACTACGATACCAGGAGATGCTAAATTTAACGCCATCCCTTACTCTCCGAATCTCAGATTTATTTAAAATTATTTAGTTAAAAGGGTATTTTCATTGGGGAAACAGCACATGAACATTACCAATCTGGGTAATACCACTCATTTTCTATCTTATTTGATTTCCTTCTCTTCACAATTCTTTTAATTGTACATATCTTACACTCATAAGAATAGGCAGACGGAATGTCTCCTCTGCCCTTTCTAGTTAAATAATATCCATCAATTAAATCCTTTATTTCACCACATACTCTACACTTTCTCTCTTTCAGTAGTATGTGTTCTAGATCAAATTGATCATCTAAGTCCATTAGATACCATTCCAGAAATTGTCTACAGGTTGTGCGTTTCTAGATGCTATGTATAATGCTACGTTACAAAAGAACCATAAAATATTTGTTACCCATGCCTGTCTCCAACAATATTTCCTATTGGTTTGCACAATGAAAAGTTCCTCCTCAGTTCCTGTATTTTTCACAAACTGTTCTAATATTAATGAAATCACAAATCCTATTGCGAAAACATAAAATAAAAGATTTAAAAAACCTGCGTTAAAAAGTAAAAATGAAATCATCTGTAGTCCCACATGTAAGAGCGATCACCATATTCATCAGTATGCCATCTATCTCCTTCAGAGTCAACAAATGTATCGTCATCCAGACCATCTGATATAAAACCGAATGGAGCCATATCCTGTTCGATTTGATTTTTTTGTTCCTCATATATTCTTTTTCTTATATCATTATCAGTCATCTCTTTAAAATAATCCTGTGCAACTAACCATGCAAAGATTACAAGACACATCGCTAAATCATCATTACAACCCTCCTCTGCCTCAAAAGAGTTATGTTTTTGAGAAAATGTAGTGAGTTCAGAAA